GCTAAGGCACGAAAGAAGGCTCCACAAGTATTTAGTCAGGATGATGTAAATAGTTTACTTGCTGCTGATCGACGCAAGCATAAGGAAAAGTTAGAGCAATTAGAAGGGGCTTATAAGGATGCTTTGGAGAATCAAAATTTAAGCACCGAACAGAGGGACCAACTTGAAGATAAGTTGGAAGATTTACAAAAGACTTTCCGAACAAAAGAGGAAACACTAACCTTAGAAAAGAAACAAATTGAAGATAAGTATTCTAAGGAAGTTAAGTCATTAGCTGAAAAAGCTACACAATGGGAATCAAAGTATAAGCAAGCTCTTGTTGATCGGGCTCTACAAGATGCTGCTGTAGTGAATGATGCATTTAATATTGGTCAAATCGTTTCTTTACTTCGTCCTATGACAAAGATCGTAGAAAAGACTGATGATCAAGGTCAAATCACGGGCGAAGCTGAACCAATGGTTGACTTGACTGATATTGAAACTGAAACTGGAAAACCAACTATCACCCGTAGAACACCAGAAGACGCTGTGCGACGTATGAAAGAACTGCCGTCCCTCTTCGGCAATCTATTCAAGTCAAACGTGGTCAGTGGTATTGGAGCGGGGACTGCTACTGGCGGCAATATGTCAGGTTCGGGCATTGTAGATGTCAAGAAAATTTCTACGGCAGAATACATGCGATTAAGGCGTGAAAATCCTGAAGCACTAGGTTTGAAAAAGCGATAATGTTATACTGCTATCGTCTGACAAATATGCAAAATGGAAGACAGTATATCGGCATTACAAACTCTGTAAGTCGTCGATATACTGAGTATTGTTGTAAATCACCAAAAGCTGGAAGTTACCTTAAAAACGCAATTTTGAAATATAAAATTGACGCATTTAAGTTAGATATTTTAGCTTATGGTCCTAATGAAGAAATATTTCAATTAGAGAAACAATATATAAAACAACTTTGCACTAAAGCACCGTTAGGGTATAATTTATCTGATGGAGGAGAATCAGGTTCGGCGGGATATTGTAAAACTGAGTTACATAGACAACGACTATCTAAGTCACTTAAAGGCAAACACGTTTCTGAAGAAACACGTCAAAAAATAAGTGTAAATGCTAGTAAATATGCAACTTGGGACATGCCTAAAAACTCGAAGGCTATAAGTATTGGGGGTATTGAATATGTTTCAATGTCTGAAGCAGCACGTGCTCTTAATATAAAAGTCTCCACACTTTACCAGCAAATACGAAGACGTTTAGCTGGGAAACCGCTTAGAAATACCCAGGTCTCTAAGTTATTCTCATCTGCCTGGGGTTTTGTATAGTTTAACAAATTGTAACTTACCTTTTGGAGGTAGAAAATGAACGAGATGTATTTATTGAAGGTATCAGTTGCTTGCTTTGCAAATAGTAACGATGCGTTCGTTCCAGAAATGTGGGCGCTCGAGGGACTTGCAGTACTTGAAGAGTCAATGATCATGGCCGGTTTGGTCCACCGTGATTTTCAGAATGAAGTTGCCAACTACGGCGACGTGGTAAATACACGCCGACCTGGTACCTTCAAGGCAAAGCGTAAGACGGACGCTGATAGCATTGCGCTACAGGACGCCAACGCAACAAACGTGCAGGTTCCATTGAATCAGCATTTTTACATTAGCTTCACAATCAAGGATGGTGAAGCCAGCAAGTCTTTCCAAGACCTGCTCCAAATTTACGTAGTTCCAGGTATGCAGGGTATTGCACGTGGTATCGACCGCGCTATTTGTGGTCAGACCCACCGCTTCCTCGCGAATGTTGCTGGCAAACTCCAGGGACTAACTGGTACCAATTCAAAGGATTATTTGCTCGAAGTTCGTGAGCAGATGAATAAGAATCTAGCGTATCCAGAAGGTCGCCGACTCGTGTTGGCCCCCGCTTCAGAAACCGCTTTGCTCAAGACTGACTTGTTCATTGCAGCCGATCAGCGTGGTGATAGTGGTGGTGCTCTTCGTGAGGCCATGCTAGGCCGTGTTCTTGGTTTTGATACCTACATGGCACAGAATCAGCCCGGAGTTTACGGTGCTGCATCTGTTGACACCTTCACAAAGATCGTCGAGCAGGGTGCTCTTGGTGCCGTTGCTGGTACATCCACAGTTACTGTGAATGCCGCTGGCGACACGCCTCCCGAAGGTGCATTCGTCACAATGGCTGGTGATGGCCAACCACGTTGGTGCTTCACTGGTACAGTTGATGCTTCTATCGTTTTGGAAGAGCCACTAAAGTATGACGTTGCTAATCTTGCATTAGCGACTGTGTACAACAAGTGTGATGTCAACACGGCGATGGCTGCGGGTTATGCAAAAGAGGTTATTCTTGATGGTTACACAGCCACCAAAGAGCCTCAAATTGGCCAGATGCTCGCCTTTGGTGTCACCAAGGCAACGCGACACACTTATACCATCATTGATGCGTATGAGAATCCGTCCAATGCCGCGCAGACACTGGTTCTACTCGATCGTCCACTAGAGTTCAATGTGGCCGATAATGCACCAGCGTTCCCAGGTCCATTGGGTGCCTACAACCTTGCATTCCATCGGGATGCCTTGGCTCTAGTCACACGTCCGTTGGCCCTTCCGAATGCCGCGATGGGTGTCCGGGCTGCCGTAGCTGCTTACAACAACGTCGGGATGCGTGTCACAATGCAGTACGACATCACCACACAGGGTACCATTGTTACAATGGACCTTCTTGCTGGTGTTGCTCTACTTGATGTGAATCTTGGCTGCGTTCTACTCGGCTAAGCGTTAAATAATTCTGGGGTCCCTAACGGGACCCCAGAACTTATATAAAGGTTTAAATATATGGATTTTCCTTGGTTCGAGATTATAAAGAATTTTGGTCCACTTATCGCTATAGTTGTATTTTTTATCTATAGAGATTGGCAGCGGGAGCTAAAATTAACCCAAAGGATTGAAAAACTTGAAGACTACCAGAAGAAAATGCTTCAAAATCTTGTAGAAAGAACGACAACGGCGTTAGTCCAGAGTTCAGAATGTTTAAAATGGATGGGACACATCGTAGAACGTCTTACTAGTGTGTGCCCAAAAATATACGGGCAGGATTGTGAAAATAATGTCAGTGATCAATCATAGTTTGAATCGCCGAATTCGGCAAACCCTATATGCTTTGAAGCGAGGCTTCGGAAGCACTGTAAAACTTTATAAACTAAATACCACGACAACAGACTATAAAACGGGTGCCAAAACTGTTGGTTCAACTGTTATTACTATACATCGTTGTATTATATTGCCAGCGAGAATCCAACGTGAAGTTATACAGTCCATTGTAGGTAATCGGGAGTTTGCTTATGGCGGTTCATATGATGCTGATACACGTATTTTTGTAATTGATTCAAGAGATTTACCAAAGGGATATATAATTCAAAATGATGATTGGATTGAGTATGATAATTACAGATATAATCCAAAAATTATTGAAGAATTAGAGCAACATACAGGCTGGACAATTACAGCTAAGAGGGTTATTGGTCCAACTGTCACCGACGCATTGGTTTTAAGTGAACCAGAATTTACAGATGTGAGTGAGAATGATTAATTCTAACTGGCCTCGATGGATTTCTGCATCAGTTGCTGATTACTTTAAAACAGTGACCGATAATATACATCTTCCACTATTGACAGAGGGAGTGGATGATCGAGCGCATAAAACAATGCACTATAATCACGCAGAATTGCGTGTCAATGGTCCTTTTATTCAAGAACCTAGTCATAACTATTACATTTTGAACGTAGACATCAACGTATTATTGACAGAACTTATAGGCACTGATAATGCCTATAATATGACTACGTGGTGTGGAGTAATCCAAAACGCGATGGATGGTCCAATAAACGTGTACCGATATGGAAGCGAAGTGGGGGATGATCAGGTGTGGATCGGATGTCTTGTACCAAGACGTGGGAGTGGGGACTCGAATAAAGTGCTCCATTTTGGGCAGATTAGTCGTGTAGACCCTATTCTTCAGTCTGAAGTAGATGGACGTTTCAAGATGGAACTTTCGTAACAACTATAAACAAACTTTTGGAGGTATAAAAATGGCCAGAATCGAATTGCGTGACTGCACGATTCGTATTAAGGACGGCCTTAGTGGCGCCGCTACTATTAATCAAGCAGTAATTGATGTCAATGATACAGACGTTGATATTGCTCCTGCCGTTCTTAATTCAACTGATGTCGATTTAGTTCCTGTAGGTGCTAGATTCTCTGTTAATACAGCGGGTCATTCTGTGATCCATACTGTGACAGCACGGACACCAGCTTCAACCAGTCCGACAACAAATATTGCTTTTACACCAGCCTGGGTTGCTAATGCTCCCGCCAATGCTGATGTAATTACATTTTTACCCCAGCAAATCGACATCAAGATTGGCGAAGGTAATTTAACATACACAGAAGCGAAAGAGTATGAATATTTACTTGATCGTGGTGTACTTGATACTGTAAAAGAAGGGGACGAACAACCCCTTGAGGTTTCACTCGAATTTGTTTATGAGCATGTTAAGACGGGAACTAGCGAAGCTATTACCCCTGTCGATGCACTCAAAAATAAAGCCGGCGCTGTCGAGTGGGTTAGTGCTGGTAGTGACTTATGTGAACCTTACTGTGTTGACGTAGAAATTGAACATGATCCACCGTGTGGAACAACTCAGGAAGAACTTACAATACTCCCGGAGTTCCGTTATGATAGTCTGGAATTTAATTTGCAAGATGCAACTATCGCAGTTGCTGGCAAATGCAATGCAACGGAAGCAACAATAACCCGTAGTTAAGTCTGATACCCGGCTGGTTTCGGCCAGCCGAGGTTCTATAATATAAATTGGAGGTTAATATGGCAAGAATCGAATTACGTGACTGCACGATTCGTATTAAGGATGGCCTAAGCGGCACCGCGCTTATTACTGAAGGTGCAAAAGCTGCGGCGATTCTTAATAGCGGTGCAGTAAATAGTGATCTTACGTTCACTGCTCTCGACGAAGGTACTGAATGGAATAGTTGGAATTTCACGTCAGTTGCAGACGTGAATGCTGGTGCTAATGCTGATGCAACTCTTGATATTAATGCTGCAAACGGTAATTTAGTATTTACATCACCAACAAAGAGTGCTGCTCATAATGGTATTAATTTTACGGCCGATAGTGATGGTGCTGAATCCATTACATATGCGGCAGGCACATTCACGTTAAAATTTAATACTACAGTATCAAACGGTGCAACAATGAAAACCGCTTTTGATGCTAATATTGCTGCTAATCCTGCTTGGCCGCAATGGACTTGTGCTATCGAAGGTGATGGGAGTGGTGCATGGGTCGCAGCTGATGATGATGCAGAAACAGTTGTGTCTGCAAATGGTGTTACTACTGTAGCTGCTGCGGTTACATTTTCACCTAATACTTTCACAATACATACAACTGGCGCAAATATCGCGTCACAGATTGTAACAATGTGGGGTGTTGGACCAGCGCAATGTGCAAATTGGGCTATTGCTGACGAGGGTGTTGGCGGTGGTCTTGTTGATGCAACAACAGTAGCATCTGCCGGTGGTTTAGCTGAACCAGCAAACACAGATACGGATGTTAATATTTCCACGGTAGTATTAAATACTGCTGTTACAAATAAAGTTCCAATTGGTGCAAGATTTACGCCCTCAACTGCGGGGCATACAACAGTTCATACTGTAACTGGACGTACTCCTGCCGGTGCTGGTCCAACAACAAATATTGTTTTCACACCTGCATGGGGTTTGACCAATGTGCCTGAGAAGGGTGATCATCTTGATTTCCTTCCACAGCAGATTGATATCAAGGTTGGTGAGGGTAATCTAACATACACGGAAGCCAAAGAATACGAGTATCTACTAGATCGTGGTGTTCTTGATACAGTTAAGGAAGGTGATGAGCAACCTCTTGAAGTTTCATTGGAATTTGTTTATGAGCATATTACTACAGGAACGGCCGAAGCAATTACACCTGTTGATGCACTTAAAAATAAAAATGGGGCTTCAGAATGGGTGAGTTCTTCTAGTGATCTTTGTGAACCATACTGTGTTGATGTAGAAATTGATCACGAAGTTCCGTGTGGTTCAGTTCAAGATGAATTAACATTGTTACCTGAGTTCCGTTATGACAGTCTGGAGTTTAATTTGCAAGATGCAACTATCGCAGTTGCTGGCAAGTGTAATACAACAGAAGCAACAATAACACGTAGTTAGTTAAATATACCGGAGTCGGAGCACTTACACTCCGGCTCTGGTCTTTACACCTTGTAAGGGTTATGGGAGAGTTATTATGAGAATTGGTGGAGTATTAGTTGAAGGTCCGGCACAGGAATTTCTGATTCTGCCCCGTGGCGAACAGGTACTTGTAATTAGGGCTCAAGCGGTAAATCTCGATGAGTTTGATGTTCTTTGTCCAGAGCCAAAGCCGCCAGGCAAATTAACTAAGGATGGTTGGATTCCTGATCTCGATAATGAAAGTTATCGTCAGATTATCACCAATCACAACGAAAAGCGGATTGCTTATCTTGTTGTGAAGTCACTTGAACCTAGTGACATTGAGTGGGAGAAAGTTAAGATTGAAAATCCAAGCACTTGGGTAGGGTATGTGCAGGATTTCAAAGCAGCAGGTTTGACAACAATTGAAATCAACCGTATAGTTCAATGCGTTATGCAAGCTAATTCGCTTGATGAAGCTAAGCTTGAACAGGCGCGGAAGGTTTTTCTACTTGGTCAGGCGCAGGCTCTCGTCGTATCCTCTGGCCAAAATACCGTACCGGCGAATACATCGTCTGGCGAGCCTGCGAAAGAATAGGAATAAAACCGCCGGGTGTTAAGGATACATGGGAAGCATGTGATGTTTGGACACAAGCTTTAATTATTGCATATGAACAATTACGTGACCATGAAGATGCAGAAATGATGGGAGCCTCACCGTTTGGTGGTAAACACTAATGCATTTTACTTTCGACTATAAAACGCTGCATTTCAAACCCGCAATTTGGAAAAGAATGATAGATGAAAAATTGCGGGCAGCGTTGGTTGAAGGTGGAACTATTTGGATGAATGCAGCAGTATCCAGGATTCCAGTGTGGTCTGGTGCAAGTCATGGCACATTTTTGAAACTTGCAGCGAAGATTGGGTATGCAATTAGTATTGCTAGCACAAGTGCCAGTGTGATGGGTTTAGGTCCGGGCGCGGGCAGTTCACAAAGTACAGGTAAAATGACCGTTTATGCTGGTGCCTATATACTAGAATATAGCACAAGTCTATGGCATTTATGTTATAATGAATTAAAGAATGCAAACGTAAATCCAGTAGAAGGTAGATTATATGCAAAGTTAAGATACCCCGGACCCTACCATTTTCAAGAATTAGCGGTAGGAGAATTTAGACAGTTTGCCAAGACAGTACGGTTACCTTCGCCACATTTAGCTACACTCATACAATCACATCGGGTAAAGTAACATGGCTGAAGATTCAATTATTCAACGGATGGGGTTCGACTGTGGTGCAGCCATTGCTACAATCAATGGCTTAAAGAATGCGCTAGATAGACTTAATCAAACGCTTGGAAATACTGGGAGTAAAATTAAAGGCTGGAATACTGGTGGCAAGGATGCGACCAAAATGTTTAGTAGTATGCAGAAGTCAGCCGAGTCACTACTAGATGGGTACAAAGCTCTTTCTA